ATCCTAAATACTTTGCAGGAGCAATTGCTATTATAATACTAACTGCGGCCGATTCTAAGTCAGTATATAAACTCATCGGTAGATAATACTTTCCAATCTCAACATCAGTAACTGAATATTCTCGAGCAGCCGATATAAATGCATTAATTTGTGATTCATTATCAGCAATAGACTCATTAGTCGATTGCCTACGCGAGGCAGATTCTTTTACGATTCGGAATAAATCGGCTTGCGCATCAATGAATCTAACAAATTCGTATTCTCTCATTTTTCAGCTGTGCTGTTTGCTAGTATTTGCTTGAGCAGTTCGTTGCGGTCGATTACGGTGCCTTGCGCCTCAACAGCGCCGTCTCCCGGCTTAGCGGTCTGATCTAGCTTGGCTTTTTTAAGCTGGAGGTCAACCATTTTGAGCTTCTTGTCCATCTTTGCCATCTTTGCGGTAATCGCGTGGCCTAGTAGCGTAGACGCCGACTGGATGATTGTGCCTGAATAGCGGGGCTCTACGTTCATGGACAGGTTAATGAGATCAGTGAAGGTGTCTTGGGCTAGCTTAGCTAGGTCGTCCATCTCTTTGTCACTCGCGTCTAGATCGCGCACAGTAGGCAGCGCCGCGTCAATCTTGTCTATTGCCTCGTCTGCTGCTACGCAGAGATCGTGTGCCTCAGATGCCTGCTCCATTGCTTCCTCAGCAGTCTCGGGCCCGTCAATCAGGTTACTAGAGGGTAGGTTGAATAGTTCTTCTAATTTCTTCGTCATGCTGTATTTACCTTACCGTTTTCCGTTATATTGGAAGAGCTGATTTTCTGTAATGACGCGGAACGTTAAACCTTGCCCTGAGCAAAATGCGCGGGCCGCTGCCCACTTTGCTAGGTTGATTGCGACCACTAGCTTGTCGCGTTGGCTGCGAGCTGCTTCCATTGTAGTCTCTTTAGATGGTTTGATCTCAATTAGCTCGCCGTGGTTCTTACCTTGGGCATCTATGTAATAAATGAAAAAATCTGGCACGTAGATCGATTGTTTTCCTGACACTGGATTACGGTACGGTATTTTTATCGACTCGCTTGCCCATTGTAGCACTGCTGGATTATTATCACAAAACTGCATAAATGCCCACTCCCACGAGCTGCGATATGTAGGGTCGCCTTTGCCTACATATTTGGAGTTGTTTTTTGGCATAAATTTGCCTTGCGCATATTTAGACATTACGGGAGGATGGCCCTAGCCACGTATTTACTAGTGCTAGGCTGATTTGAAATACCTATCAAACTCGTACCTGCACGATTTAAGTTTAAGAACATTGCTAGGTAACTGTCTAGCTGACCTTTTGGCAACTTCGTAAAATTCTGCAATGTTTCCATCGGATCTAGACCTTGTGCTAAACTCGTATAAATTAACGAGCTCGCAAGTGCTTTTGCGCTAGCCTTATTTGCAGTCATTTTCTCAAAGAAGCCAATTATAGTAGTATCAACATCTCCTGATACATCGAACTCAGGTTTAAAAAAGTTATTGAAATAATCAGTAGTAGGATCAACTCCGGTTACTTCTAGATTGTTTAACTGATTGCTCATATGTAATCGTATCCTCCAACTTGTCCTGTGCCGCCTTCTGACGTAGGATTAGAAACTGACGTATTTTTAGTTACCGAGTTAATCCCTGCAAACCCGCCCACTAGTGAACCTGCTTTTGTGGCTAGGCCGCCGATCATGTTACCACCGCTAGATATAAGCGAGCCAACTGTCGGCACGTAAAAACTGTTTTGCGACGACGAGCTGCTACGCACAATATCTTTGCCTAGCTGCAATGCTGTTGCTGCTGCCATTGCTCCGAGATTCGCACCTTTTAATCCGTTTGATACTCTTGCACCCTTAAACAATGCTGCTGCAAAGTTTCCGGTGCTTAGGTCATTAACAATCTCACTAGCTGACTCTACTATGCCGCCTGGGCCTAGTATGCTCTGAGTCCCGCCGCCTGCCGGAGTAAGTGGGCTTGGGCGTTTGTCGTAATGTAGGTCTCCGAATCCTTGGATATTGCCACGACCTACGTGACCATACGAATACAATACAGTTTCGTATTCAATAGTCATTTGATGCTGCATTCCGTCGTTTCCGCCTACGTTATGCTCTCCGTGAGCAAATGATTTAATAACTGGATTGACTAAGATATATTCGCTAAATTTCTTGTTGTGTAAACTGTAGATGCGGATAGAGCGCAAGTACGGTTCTGAAATCGTTTGACCTGCGGTTGAGCCGCGCATCGTGTAACCCCAGTTACTACCCACTTTAGGGCCAGACATTTCGCTGTGGGTCGATGCATACATAGATGTGTCAGTTGACCCACCGTAATCCGAATCTCTGTAGTAATAGTTGTAATAGTCAAACCAGAAATTGCGAACAACGTCCGCACTATCGTCGTTAAATGTAACGTTCACTGGATCGTATTGTATTTTAGTTTGGTGGATGTTTGCGCGGTTATATGCATTCATTACCTTTGTTTGCACTGAGAACTTAGGCAACGAAATTGTCTTAACCATCATACCCAATTCTACTTGTTTAGTATGCGACAGCTCCATACCGTTAAGTTTCGATACCATCGGATTTAAGTCGAAGAACACGTGGAATAAAAATGAGCTTTTAGGGGCTAGCTCATAGCTGTTAGCAACAAACAGGCGAGAAGCGTGGTCCCAGTCTTTAATCTGGTCACCTTGTACTAGCTGCTTCAAAAAGGTACTCATTATGCTCATACTATGCTCCAATACGCTATATTATTTATCGCAAATGAAAACAGGGGCCGTAGCCCCTGTTTTAGTAGGTTAGTAATTCTTAACCTGTAATTGTTGCACCTAGCGTACGACCTACGTCAGTACCAATACCTGTACCGCCTGGAGTCTGTAGAGCGTTGTCAAATTTCAATGTTAGCGAAATTGTAACTGCTTCGTTGGTACCGTAGTTAGTATCGCCGTAATCAACAGCAGATACCAAGCAACCGTACATTTCCCACGTTTCTAGCACTGTTGGCTGGTGAGCCCCGTTACCACCGTCTAGCATTTCTAAACGTGTAACGAACTTGTAATCGATACCCGATGCTGCTGACGATTGTTCCATGAAGTCAAATTGCTTCTGGATCTGTTCGCCAACTAAACGTGTAACGTTACCTGCTGCGTCGTCACGTAGTGTGCAGGTCACATCTGCCCAGGATGGCTTACCGATTAAGTTTACCTTGCTGTTGTAGACGTCAACTACAATGTTTTCAAACGTTGGGTTCGGACGCTTAAAGTCTACCACTTGCTTTGTTAGTTCTACCTTGTCAGAGCTAACGCCAAAGTTTTCAAACGATACACGAAAGCGAAACTTTAGTTTAGGCATTAACAAACCTTGAGTCGATGCGCTCTGGTTACTTGCTAATGGTACTGTAAATTTTGTTAAGGATGATGTTGCCACGTTAGTTCTCCCCTATAGGATTGTTACTAATATTTATTCGGTAATTTAAAATTTTCTGCTACTTATCAAAAATCAATAACAGAGCATATTATATTCAGAATAATAGGACCCGTAGGTCCTATTATCTTTTACTTACCGCTAGACTTGATGCCGCCTGGGTTCTTCAAGCGAATTGGAATGTAGATGAATTCTACAGTCTTCATTGGCTCAATTGCGATATCAACGTATAGTTCGTTACGTGCAATACGACCGTTGTCGTTGTTGCTTTCGTCACAAATAACTAGATAGTCATATACACCGCGCTTAGCGATTAGATCGTTTAGTGCGCTTTCGATAATCTGCTTGATCTGGTTACGTGTAATTGCATCGTTTGGCTCGAACAAGAAGCCGTCGCCAACGTGTGCAAGAATTGTACGGATGTAGTTAACCAAACGTGCAACGTTGATACGATCCAACGAACTAGCAACACCGAGACGTGTCTTGTTACCGAAGCTAGTGATACCAACACCAGGCAACAATGTGATTGGGTTGATGTTTAGCTGATACAACGCATCGCGCATGCCCTGGTTTAGACCGTTACGAACAAAGCCGCCTGTCTTAGAATTTACATAACCTAGGTCAGTTGCATTGTCAATCAAACCACGACGTGTTCCAGCAAACGCAAACCACTGATACGACATGTTATCGCTCTTGATAGCAGCACGTAGAATCATGTGTGTAGGTGGAACAACAATAGTCTGGCCGTCTAGGTCATTAGATAGACCGCATGGGTAGAAAACGCCCATGTATGGGTCAGCAATACGCAGACCTTCTGGATCGGTACCAGTTGACCACGCAGTAACGTCCATAACCTTAGCAGGCATCGTCATCGGTGTGTCACCTAGAACGAATGCTGTATTCTTACGATCGTTGTTTAGTTGGACCATGTTGCCAATTAGCTCTGGGTAGCCTGGGCAAACAATTAGGTTATAACCGAACGATTCTTCGCGCAATGTTTCGCTAGCATCAATTGCAGCACGTAGAGCCTCAACAACCATAATACGCTGAGCCTTGTGACCCATGTATGGGCTACCATCTTCTTTAAGACCGCTTGCTGTAACCCATGTTGCCTTAACTGCTGGCAATGTGTCGTCTGGGAAAGCATTGTCGTTGAAGTAGTTGCTTACATAACGCTTAACATTGAAGCCGGAACGGCGTAGGTTAAACAACAATGTACCACGTGGATACATGCGGTGATCCGGTGCATCGATGTCTAGGTAATCGCTTGTTAGCATATCAGCAATAGCTTCAAAGTCGCCAGCTGCTGGATCTAATGTGCCCGAGGTATCCCAACGTGCATCAGCAAACACGACGCCGTTTTGTGTAATGCGATCTGCGTTGTCAACTAGCTTCCACTGTGCGCCTGACCAACGACGGATTACTGGGAAGTTTTCTAGGTCACCGGTATCTACCCATAAGTCGCCCGGAACAAGAGCTTGTTCAGTTGACTGTGTAGTAGGAGCAATTGGCGCTAAGATAGGGCCGTTTGGATCAGTATTGACTAGATTGTAACCACGTGCATCACGAGATACATTGCGGTAGCCCTTCCATCCTGTTGTTTCGTTGACCATAATGTCAACTTCTAGTGGGCTGTTGTAGAACCATAGCGTGCCATCTTCTGGTGCCTTGTATGGCTCGCTAAAGGAGAACGTGTATGTTAATGGGTAGAAGTTGCTTAGCTTTAACGAGCTAGTACCAATAACCGACTGAACACCTAATGTAGCAGAAGTGAAACCTGCTGTAGCTAATGGAGTCCCAGTAACGTTAGTTAAAATAATTACGCCACCTTGACGATGTGTAAATGTAATTGCCCCGGATGCTGTAATGCTTGCTTCGACTTCAGGAATCGATGCAGCAAGAACAGACGATACAAAATCAGCAGCCGATGTGCCAGATAATGTAATTGTGCGAACTGAGGCAGTTGCACTGCCTGTTGCAGTCGAACGGATTGTAAATGCATCGCCCACTGTAAATAGTGGAGCAACTGACGGAACAGTGCCGGTTACACTAACTTGGCCTTGCTTAGCGCGGTAGTAAGCGCGATATGTTAATGTGCCATTAGACATGTTATCTTCACGGACAAACACTGTACCAGCTTGGATACCATTGCCACCAGCGTTTGGATCTAGTGCATAGATTGCTTCGCCTTCATTTGCGTAGATAGGAGCAGCAATGTCAGACCATACGTCGTTTGCTTCGTCGTATTGTTTGATGCTTAGGGTAGCACCAGAACCTAACGAAGATGTTTTGGCCCATACAGAACCAGTAGGACGAGGTACGTTATCTGTAACGCGCCAGTCTGGA